GCTGCTACCAGCTTCACATCCACCTTCTAAACCTTGTCTTGCATTTGATGTTCTATCTGTCCAAGTAGCATTTCTTTTAGCATCCCTTTCTAAATTACTTGCAAATAAATTACAGAGTGCCAGCATACCAATCTTTTTTCTTGTGATATAATCAATAACTTCAAAGGACATACTAATCGATCCTTTCTAAATCACACATATACCCACATAAAGTATCTTCTATAATTTGTGGATATACTGCTTTTATCTCGAATTTATCTCCATTGCTTGTAAACTCAATATTTTCTTTTGGTGTGGCATCTAATCCTGCATCCTTATTTGCAACCATCTTATATCTCCTACTAGTATAAGAAGTTCCCTTGTTTTCTGAATTTACATTAATGGAATTACTGCTATCATCAATATAAATTAATACAGTGATAATTTTTAGAACAGTATCCTCTTCAAAAGCTCCATCTACTTCTCTTTTTGTTGTTTGAGTAAATGTTATTTCAGTTGGATTTAATGCTATACCCTTATTTATTGCCTTGATTATTTTTATTGCTTTTAGCTTACTCATACTTCATCAGCTCTTGACATGGAAGTTTTATATCCAGCTGTTGTTGGGTTTAATGCTGCAACTTCTTGTAGATAGTCAGCTTTATATATAGCTGCTAAGTTATTCCAATACTCTTTATTGCTAGATTTAACCTCTATAGGACCTACCTTGACTTGATCATCTGAAGCTGCTTTAAGTAAACAACCTCTCCAACTAGCTTTAGCAACGCTATTTCCATTAACTAAAAGTAAGTTTTGTAGATCAACATCATTAAAATAAGGATATTCTGTTTCTTGTAGATTAAGTTTCAATTGTTCTATTGGGTCCATACTATTGACCTCCATTTTCTCCTACTTGACCGCTTTGTCCGTTTGATGGATTAACTGGTGTTTCTTCTTTTGGAATTTCTATTTCAGCATATTTACTTAATTCTTCTACATCTGATTCTTTAACTTGAAATTTATCTCCAGCCTTTAAATGTTCTCCATCATATTTAATAAATTGTTTTGCTACTGCATTAAATGTCTTTTCTAAAGTATTTGTATCTGATTTTTTAGCCATGTTTTTCCCATCCTTCCTTAATCAAAATAAAAGAGTAGCTATTTAAACTACTCTAAATTAATATACAGTTGCAAAGAATACTTCATCTGCCCTATCAAAGCTAACTATAGGCATCACTGATACCTTAGTATCTACTGTTACTGGATCTTCTTTAACCATAGTTGTAACTGCAGTTCCTTTACCTACAATATAAGTGTCCAGTTTACTTGATCCACTCTGTTTATCAAACTCCTCAGGTGTTGTTCCGTAAACTGTGTTTCCAAGAGTTGAGCCACTCATAAGAGTGATTTTACCATCCGCATAATATGGAATTGGTTCTGCACCTTCTGCTGGAATATAAGTAGTATCTTCCAAGAAAATTACTGTTAGCCCTAAAACTTCTTTAGCAAACTGTATATAATTTGCTTGGGATAAAATCAAAGATGTATTTAGGTTACTATTTTTAATATGATTTGTGATTACTGTATTAATTAAAAATGTACTGTCAAATGTCTTTTCAGTCAGTAACAGTATTGTTGGCTTAGCATAGTTATCATCTGTAATAGCCTTTTGAAATGCTCTAATATCTCCAACTATATCAGCTGCAGGATTTGTCCACTTATCATCAACAGTTAACACTACTCTGTGATTTGCAGGCACTCCATAATCTACTACAATATCACCATCTTTGGACGTAAAGTTTAATAATCCATTCTGAGTTACGCTTGCCCTCATTTTCTTGGCTATGATATTTGCGCCATCAACTAGAGTAGAATAATTTTCAAAAACTTGTCCTAGTAAAGCATTTACAAAGTTTTCATTATTAGCACCAATTGCATTTTGTAAATCTCTTCTGGTAGTTTCATCAATACCCATACCTTCTTTAAAGAAAGGAATTTCAGTGGATTTTACTGTTAAATCTGCACTTAATGCTCTCATCTTTGTAGCTGCATCAAAAGTGCTCATTCTTAAAGCAACTGATTTCTTTTTAGCGCCCTTAGCCATTTCCAATTTTGTTCCAGTAACCTTTTTATCTGGAAACAGTGTTTTATCAACCGTAGATTCTTGTGGTAACTCTTTAATATAAAGAGCAATGTTTTTTGAGTTAATATAATCACTTAAATTCATGTCTTAATTCCTCCCTATTCTCCAAAAATAATTTGATGTAATGCTGCTTTTTCTGCATTTTTTCCACCAAGCACTGAATCAGCTGAAAATTTTACTTCTGATTCATATAAAACTCCATGCACAAACACTGGTACTACTTCTGTAGCATTATTTGGAGTTGCATCTGGTGACATTGATCCTTTAAAAGATACATCTTGATAAACAACTCCCCATGCATCTGTTGTTGCCGCTGATACCCCTTCAACTGCAGCAACTGTTGTAACTGCTTTTCCATCCTTAGTAATTAATGTTCCAGCTTTTAGAACTTCATTTTCGTCTAATGCACTTAACACATTAGCTTTTACTACCTTTAGGGGTAAACTAATAAAATGATCTCCAGCAATTAATCTTAGCTTCTTTTGGCTTGCTCCAATTGTATAACTTGACTGCCTCATTGTTCATTCCTCCTCATTCTCATTTTTTTATTTAGCAAAATCAGTTAAGCTCTTGGCTTTCAAAGCTTCTGCCCTTTGCTTACCTAATTCTGTTGCAAAATTTGTTTTTGTTTGCTCTTCTCCACCTTTTCCACCGGTATTAAATGAACCAGTCCCATTCGGTGTTTTTTCAAATAGATATTCATGCGATTTTTGAAGTGGCTCTAGTTGCTCTTTAAGACCTATGATGTTATCTCCATCAACTTTAAGATTTTCTTTATTTAATAAAGCCATAATTAGAGTTTTATCCTTAACATTAAAGCTGCTCAATCCTTTTTCTAAGGCATTGTTAAAAGATATCTCAGACAACTGTTTCTCATAACTTTCTTTTTGGGTCTTATTATCTGATTCAAGCTTCTCTACTTTTTCTTTTAACCCTTCAGTATCTTTAAATTCTTCTTTAAGTTTAGTAATCTGAGTATCCCTCTCTCCTACCTGCTTTTTATATTCTTTAACCTGGTCATTCACTTGCTCAAACTTAGTTTTAGGAACATAAGCTCCGCCAGAAACATCCTCATAGTCCTTATTTTCATATTCTTTTTGTTTGTCAGCTGGAAGCTGTTTATATAATTCCTCCCCAATGATATCTTTTAGTTTTGCCATTGTTATTTCTCCTCCTTATTTTTAGACATAATAAAAGCACCTACTATTTTTACTTAGTAAGTGCTCTTATTCTTTCATTTTATATGGCTCTGACATAAATTCTTTGTATTCATCTTTGGCCCATTGAGGTGCATCATCTTTAATTTGCAGTCCATCATCAGTATAATATCCATATCCCTCAACTATAAATTTGGGTTCCAGTTGCTCCATAGCTATCATCCTTTCATTTTTATATATTCTTTTAATTTCTTCTCCACACTTTCACCAAACACCTTAGCAAAATCTCTAGGATTATCTCCACCAAAGTATTCTGCAAATGTTTCTGCAAAAGCTTCTTCTGGTTTCGTACCACCATATCTGCTTACAAGCTCTGCTACATCTTTAAAGCTTATATTAGTATTATATTTACTATTATACTCCTTTATTACATCATTGATAAAGTCCTTACACCAATTCTGATTAACAGGATTAGTTCCTTTATCAAGCCATTTTAAAGAATCTGCTACATGATGTCCATATTCATGTACAAATGTTTTATATGATTTAGCATTTGCTACTGTCCATTTGCTTTCAATACATTGTTTTATATAACTATTATTATACCCTATATCTGTAAAATATGCACCATTTAAAACTAATTCTACTGCTTGAGGCTTACTAGGGTAATATTCATAATATCCTACAGGATTAATTCCTGCTTTCACTTTTATTGCTGGCAATTCAACCGGATCTATTGCTTTAAATCCTTTAAAATAATTATGGAATTTATCTAACCAGTTAACTGAATCCTGCAATATATCTTTATGAATAGGATATTTAGTGCTGTCTGAGAACTTAATATTATAATTATCTTTAAGGTGATTTTTTATCTCTTTCTTATCTTTAAACTGAGTATCTTTTGATTTAGCATCACTCCATTTAGTTTCTTTCTTAATAGGTATTACATTAGATTGATTCTCAGCATTTTTATTTTTCTCATACCACTTATCTAATCTAGGATTCTTCTCACCTCTAGTCCATGCTTTAAGTTCTTTAATCGCTTGATTTATATCTGTGTTTTCTTCAGTTAAATAACAAAGACAATTTGGATGTTGCAATGGAACTTCATTAGGCTTAAATACTCTGCCATTATAATCATCACATATATCTCTCTTGCCATGCATCCTAGCAAAATGGCTAGCACTTAAATTCCACTTAATACCTTTATTAAATGGATTAGTTTTTGCATTTTCTATTGTTGTTTCTGAAAAAGCATGAGTTATTGAAGTTCTAGCTAATCTTTGTGCTTGATAGGCTACATTTGCACTCATACCATCTTCTAAAGCATGAGCCTTTAATACCTTGGTTGGATTAACATATTTGTCTACCTGTTTCGCTAGCTCTCTAGCATTGGCACCTTTAAGTACATTAATCTTAATAAGAGTATTGATATCATTCTTATTCTTTTGAGTAATGTTCCAAAGCCTCTGATCTAAAGTTTTACCATCTTTATAATAATTACCTTGAATTAGTTTACTTACTATTTTCCTAGAGTTATTTATAGGCATTGATTTAAACATAGCCAGTACAGTGGCATCATTAGTGATTGATTGGTAATATACACTTTCAGTAGTACTTGCAATCTGTGAGCTAGTTTCTATATTAGATTTCATCATATTACTTAACTTAGAATTTAATTGCGTAATATTAGCCTGCACTATTTCATTTAATTTTCTTAAGTAGGAATCTTGTGAGGTCGTTCTGGAAGTAGCTATTTCACCACCTAATTGATTAGCTAACTCTTTATATAGCTTTAAAAGTTCTTTTTCCTGAGTTAAATTAAGCTTCAAAAATTTCTTTCTACCTTTCAAAACTTCCTGTTCATAAATGCTCATTATCCTACCTCAGCAGAGTTTTTTTCTATATTATTTAATTCTGTATTCATAGCTTTTGTCATCTGATCTGTTTCCGCATTAGTAATCTGAGACTTTTCTTCAAGTATTTCATCAAAGGCCTTTTGATCATCTTCCTCATCACTAAACTCTTTAATGTACGATTTTCTTGACCTTACATCAGCTTGAACTTCTGATATAGCAGTTTTCTTCTTTTCATCATCATCAGATGGTAACGG